GACTGTTTTTATTTTTTTTCATAATGTCTCCTATTATAGATTATCTACGAGGACCTTTCAAGATTCTTACATCCCTTTGTTTGAATCTATCATTCTCTAATTTCCCGTCAATACTCATTTGAGTTTTAGTTAATGAAGTATCTGCCCGTAATTCAGCCAAATCTTCGTTTTGCTCCATCTTATCTCTTTGTAGGCTTTGGTTCATCATAGACTTCATTCTATCAAGGTCGATTCGTTCTTGACCTTCCATTCGTTTTCTTTGATCATCCATAGCTTTTAGATCGAGTTCTCTTGCTCTTAGTTTAGCAATAGGGTCATTGCCAAATTCACCAATCGTTCTTTGCTCTTCCTTCATAAACTCAATCGTCATCTCTGCTTCAAGTTTAGCTTTTCGAGCTTCCATCTTAATAGTTAAATTTTGAATCATTGTTTGCATTTCAGGATTTTGAGCCATCATTGGATTCTGTTGCATAACAGACATCTGTTGAATATCTTCTCTAAATTCTAGTTCGACCTGTTCTTGTGCCATCAAAGCAATATGTTCGAAAATATTTTTCTCTAAGGCAGCTAAAACCATCGGGTTATTTCTAGCCATATTCGTTCCCATAAATGCGATGTGTGTATCGATATGGGCTCTATGATCTTGGCCCGGGAATGCTTGAAAAGGTTTACCTGACATTGCCATAATATTTTCTGTAGCAGGATCTGTTGGTACAGGTGGCTGTGGTGGAGGTAAAATTAAATTTACATTCTTAACACCAATCGCTTGATACATACTTTTGTATGCTTCGTATAAATTATGCATACCAGGATTAGATTGTGCTAATTGTAATTCTGTTTGTGCAATAGATATTCTCTGAGCTTGTGAAAATATATTTGGATCAGCTACAGGAACAATATCAACTTTGTCATCAAAGTCTTGCAGTTTAATATTTCTTTGAGCACCTACAACATCATAAGGATATTCAGGGGGTAGATAAGTTTTAAAACAATCTGCTAATAATTTAAATTCGTGTTTTAATCCAACATATAATCTTTTGTGGATCGCAGACATTACACGTGAACCTCTTTCAAGTAATGCAACTGTTGTACCAACCGCAGCTCCTTGATTACCATCGCCAACACTCATATCAGATATAGCAGCGAATCTTTGACCTGCGTTCACTACAATACCCATTAGTTGTAATAATGTTGCTGATGGTTCTTTGAAAGGTAAAGTCATAAATGCATCTTTAATACTTCCACCTGGTGCATCTACATCTCGGAACTCGCCTGGCTGAATTGATTGTGCTTGATCAGATATACGAATTCCACGTTGTTTAAATCCTGCGGGCAAATTAGAGAGGGTACCCGCATCCAATAATTGACGTAGCGCTTGAGTCGCTGTTCTAGACAAACCGCCAATCATGTGAATCAAACCAAAGCCATAAAACCCAAGTCCTGGGAGAAATTTAAAATGGACAAAGTATGATATCTTTTTCTTTAGGGGATCATCAGCTTTGTAGTTTCGTTTGATTGCTAAAACTTTTCTTGAAGATGTATCAACAGTTACAAGGTAAGGTAATTTAATTCCTGTTGTATCTCCTGTATCGTCTCGATCTTCAAATCCTTCTAAGTCTAAATTAACATGACATTCGATTAATTGAAATACGCTTTCATCTCTTCCTGTTTTCTTAACGCCTTCTAGTTCTCTTTCTTTTTTAGTAACAGGATCATCTTCTAAATAACCAGGATTAATTTCTATATCTCTATAGAATCCTGCTAGCTGTTGTTTTCTTAAATCGTTCTCTGAAACTTTTACTGTGTGGATAACAGCTTCTGCTTCCTCTAATGACGTTGCAGTGTACGGCACGATTAAATCATCGGCAGGTACAAATTTAGAAACGGCTCTTTCTAAAAGATCATCATAGTAGACTTTCTTAAAGGAAGAGCCGGCAAGAGGGAGATAGAAAAGCATTTGGTCAAAGTCAGGTTCGTATTCCTGCATGACATCCATTAATTGATAATTCATAAAATTTTTAACACGTTCTGCTTGATCGTGTTTCTGTGGAGTAATGGCTCCTAAAATTTGAGTTCTGACAGGTCCGTCAGCGGGTAATAATTCTTTATATGCTCCTGCTTGAAACTGTGTAACAGCTTCTGCTAGTACAGGGTGCGTGGCACCTGAAGCTCCTTCGAATGGCTGTGAAGGATTGACATATTTAAATCCTAAAAGATCTAAACCTTTACTATAAGAATCTTCCCAATCTTTTCTTGATTGTTTGTACTCGGTATAGTTTGAATAAAGTTCAGAACCTAATTGATCTAATACATCTTCAGGTAATAAATCTGCTAAGTTAGTGTAATGATCTCCAGTGCCTTCTTCGTTCACGGCCCCTGGTTCAAAATTAATATCTACCGAACCATCTTCTTGTTCGATAACTTCGGGTTCCCCGGGCAATGATTCTTCAATCGTCTCCTGTGCTTCTACGATTTCTTCTTCCGCAGGTAATTTAACTGTTTGCTCTACGTTGGGAAGAGCTTTGTCGATATTGTCTTCTGCCATTTAAAACCCTCTTTTCGCTAATTTAGGTTTACCTTTTATTAGACCACCTTTTTTGTAGCCTCTTATACCACCCTCTTCATCTTCTCTAATAAATTTTTGAGTTTCTTTATTTAATTTTTTAAGTTGATCTGGTGTCAAGTCTTTTACTTTTTTTGCACGAGATATTTTATTTAGATTTTTTTTGCCGTATTTTCTTGCCATTTAATTTCTCCAATCTTACTACTTTAACTTGTTTTAACGGAACATTCAACCCCTGTGGGTTAGGTCCTCTCAATGGTGGTATTGTTCGTGTTAATCGTTTAACCATAATAGACCTTGGGTTCTTTAGGTTTAATATCCTCTTTTTCATCTTCAGGGTGAAGTAAAAATCCACCTTGTCTGAATCTCATTATTGCTTGAGTCATCGAATCCACATAGTCATCATGATCTCCATTTGGAAATGCAGCACACTCTTCGATAACTTCCTGTGCATATTGTTTATGCATCGGAGCCCATACTCTACCACTTTCAAAAAAAGGTGCAACTGTATTCACACGAACGTGCTTATCATTTCCTCTTGATGGAGTGTAATTGACTACAGGAATTCCCATTCGAGATAATTCGTGAGTAAGCGGTATCCCTGATGCCTTAGCCTCGATTAATACCATCTGAGGTCGCCAAAAGAGAAATGATTCATGAGCCACGCGTCGTAGCTCAGGGAACTCGTACCTATCTTTCTCAGCGTCTAATAATATTATATGCATCTGGTTTTCATCATCACGGAACATGCCCCAGGTGGTTATGGCAGAATAGTCGGCTGTTTCTTTTTTTAAGAAAGCTGTATCGTAAGATTGTATTATAAATTCTGTAACGGGTGGATTATCGTGAGGCCAATCTTGCCACCAATCTCTTTTTATAATTGCACCTTCCTCAGCTGTTGGAGCTTGCATCCATTGTGCATTCCATTTTGCAATAGGTAGAGTTGCTTCTACTTTTTCTAATTCATTTAGATTCCAATACTCAGGCCATACAGGTAATCCCGATGGCATGATTGCAGGAAATTCTATAACTTCCCATTGATCACCTTTAACTTCTTTTTGACCTTGCATTAATCTACCTGTCAAATCTTTCGTAGACCAACGAGTCATTACAACTACGATTGCTCCACCGGGTTGTAAACGTTGTCTAGGTCCTGAAGTATACCACTCATAAGCTTTGTCAAAACCTTCTTTGCTCATTGCGTCTTGTTCTTTGTGTGGATCATCAATGATTAACAGATCAGCACCACGACCTGTGATCGCACCACCAACACCAGCAGCGAAGTATTCACCGCCACCTTCTGTTTCCCATCGGCCTGCTGCCTTTGAATCTTCTTGAAGTTTAGTTTTAAAAACTTCTTGATACTCAGAAGAGTCAATTACATTTTTAGCTTTACGACCAAACCTTACAGCAAGTTCTGCTGTGTGAGTTGTTTGAATAATTTTTAATTTTGGATTCCTACCAATCATCCAAGCAGGTAAGTAGTTAGAAGCAAATTCTGATTTGGTATGTCTTGGAGGCATATTGACAATGAGTCTCTTAATTTCTCCTGTTGCCAATTTATTAAATTTTTCTGCAATAATTTTATGATGGTACCCTTCTACAAACTCAGGCCACATATGTTTTACAAATTCTAAAAAATCATCTTTGACTCGGGACTCCTTTTCTTTTTGATGAAGTTTTATTTTAGAAAGTAAATACTCCCTTTCATTATCCGGGTTCTCAAAATTTTTTATAATATTTTTTTTAGACTTCTTCATATATTGAGTCACGATTTTAACATCTCTGACTGTATCGATCCTTGACTTTACTCTAACATTAGGATCCCTTTTACAATAATATCGTAATTAAATAATTTAATCAATACTATTTCATAATTGTATTGGTACCTCTATAATAATGTACTTCGTACTCTTATCTTTAAATAAATAGTATGCCTATCGGCATACTTTATGGGGCAAAAATTCAAGCGAAAGAAATTAGGCGCAAGTGAAACTTGCGCCTAAAAGTTTAATCAAGAACCGATTATTTTTTCTATGATCTTTCTAGGAATATGATTTCTCTCAATTATGTTTTCAAGATTATCCTCTAACCAAGTATTTGCACAACTTGTTGTGCAAAAATATTCGAATATTTTATAATGGTTATGACCTCTCTTGAAATATGCCTTTCTTGATTGAAAGGCATTTGCTTTCTTGTTCCATTGGTCTTTGTTTCTCTTTGCATAACAAGTAGGATTTTGACAAACATTTTTTTCTACCATTTTATTTTGTCCAACCTTTCTTGTCTTTTCATTTCTTGTCTATGTTTTTTTATCGCCTCAACTACAATCAAGACGAAAGAACCGAGGAACAAGATTTTCAGTTCCATAGGCATTTCTAAAAGTAGTTCAATCATTTAACAATCCCCACAATAATTACTATCGAATTTATTTCGATAGTCAGTTTGTAAAGTCGTATCACATCTTAAACAATTAACACCTTTCTTTTTTTCTCTCTCGATTTTTTCTTTCTCTTTCTTATTGATCTCTAA